TCATTTGCAAGTTTAAGTTCATCGGTAGCATCAGTTACTGGTGATTTTAGTAGTTCAGTAGCAACTTCATTTAGTGCAAGTAATGCAGCAATAACAGCATTAAGTGCATCTACATATAATTCAGTATTCGGATTTTCAGGATTAAGTGCTTCAGTAGCAACTTCATTTAGTGCAAGTAGTCACTATGTTAATGATTTAAGTGCATCAATAGCAACAACTGATTCAGCAAGTGCAGCTTCTATTGCAGCACTATCTGCTTCAGTAGCAAGCGTAACCGGTGATTTTAGTAGTTCAGTAGCAACTTCATTTAGTGCAAGTGCAGCATCACAAACAGCATTAAGTGGTGCAGTAGCAACAACTATATCAAACTTAAGTTCATCTATTTATCAAACAGATGCAACTCAAAGTAATGCAATAACTGCAAACTCAGCAAGTGCAGCAACGGCTCTAAGTAATGTAAGTGGTGCGTTTGCAACTTCTACATCAGCAAGTAATGCAGCAATAAACGCATTATCTGCTTCAGTAGCATCTGTAACTGGTGACTTCAGTTCATCGGTAGCAACTTCATTTAGTGCTAGTGCAGCATCTCAGTTAGCATTATCAGCAAGTATAGCATTAACTGATTCTGCAAGTGCAGCTTACGCGGCTTCACAATTAAATTCTGTTAGTGGAGCAGTAGCAACTACGATTTCTAATTTAAGTTCTTCAATTGCAACAACTGATTCTGCAAGTGCAGCTTACGCGGCTTCACAATTGAGTTCTGTGAGTGGTGCAGTAGCAACAACTATTTCTAATTTAAGTAGTTCTATTGCAACAACTGATTCTGCAAGTAAAGCTGAATATGCATCATTCTCAGCAAGTGCAGCATCTCAATTTAATTCATTCAGTTCTTCACAAGCAGCTCAAAATGCAACTTATGCAACGACTGGATCAAACATATTTTATGGAACACAAGTTATTACTGGTTCTGTATTTGTAAGTGCAAACTTAGTAGTACAAGGTTCATCTTCACTTCAAAATATTACCGCATCTGCAGTAGATATTGGAACAAACACAGTTATCTTAAACACAAATACACCAGCAGTAAGATTTGGTGGTGTAAGTGTACAGGATAGTGGTTCACAAGCAGGGGTAAGTGGTTCATTATATTGGGATTCATTAAATAATCATTGGATATATGTACAACCAAGTGGTTCTAATGAAGGATATAATTCTGCAATATTGATTGCCGGACCAATGAATAGTGGATCATTAGGTAGTGAAATTGGAATTACAGCAACATATATACCTGTTGCAGATGCTGAAAATCATATTAAAGATTCTAATATTACTACTGATGGTTCTAAAGTAATAATAAGTGGAGATTTAGATGTAACTGGAGAAATATCTTCTTCGACAATCGCAGGTATAGGAAACGTTACTGAATTTAGTAGTTCAGTTAGCGCTTCTATTGCAGCAATTAATACAAATTTAGGTAGTGGTGGTTCATTAGGAACAAGAGTAGCTAATTTAGAAACTATTTCTTCTTCTTATTTATCATTCACTCAATCATATTATTCTGATTCTTCTTCATTTGATAGTAGAATTAGTGCAAGTGTAGCAACTGCAACTTCATTTAGTGCAAGTGCAGCAACGGCATTAAGTAATGTAAGTGGTGCAATCGCAACTTCATTAAGTGCTAGTAAAGCAGAATATACATCATTTAGTGCTAGTGCAGCTTCTGATTTAAATTCAGTAAGTGGTGCGGTAGCAACTTCATTTAGTGCAAGTGCAGCTTCAATTACAAATGTAAGTGCAAGTGTAAGTTCAGTAAGTGGAGCATTTGCAACATCAACTTCAGCAAGTAATGCAGCTATCGCAGCATTGAGTGCAAGTGTAGCAAGTACAACTGGAGATTTCAGTTCATCAGTAGCAACACAATTTAGTGCTAGTTCATTTACAGCAACTGCAAATAGTGCAAGTGCAGCAAGTGCATTAAATTCATATAGTACATCAGCGGATACAAGATTTAAAGCAATAGAGTTTTTAGATACTACATTCGCAACTACTGGTTCAAACGTATTTCATGGTGACCAAACATTAACCGGTTCATTCTCAATGACTGGTACTGCAAACTTTAATAACGCAGTAGCGGTTAATGATTCAAATATGAACTTAGGTAATAGTTCTTCATTGAACTTAACCGGTGGTTCATCAATTTATGTAGCAGCAGGTGGTACAATTAGTGGTAGTATAGTTGGTATTGGAAATGTAAGTGCATACTCTCAATCAGTAGATAGTAGATTTAGTGCAAGTGCATTTGATTTATCAATACTATCTGCAAGTGTAGCTTCAGTTGGTGGAACATTTAGTTCTTCAGTAGCAACTACAATTTCAAACTTAAGTTCTTCAATCGCAACTGATTTTAGTGCAAGTAAAGCATCTCAAGCGGCATTAAGTTCTTCAGTAGCATCTGATTTAAATACTTTAAGTGCATCAATATATCAAACTGATGCGACTCAAAGTAATAATATATCAGTAGTAAGTGCAAGTGCATGGGGAGCATTCCAAAGTGCATCTTCTTATAGTAGTTCATTTGCAACATCAACTTCAGCAAGTAACGCAGCTATAAACGCATTATCAGCTTCGGTAGCAAGTGTAACTGGTGACTTTAGTTCTTCAGTAGCAACTTCATTTAGTGCAAGTGCAGCTTCTCAAACAGCATTATCTGCAGCAGTTGATAATAGATTTGATTATATAGAAGCAAGATGGGCAACTACCGGTTCAAATACTTTTGTTGGTTCACAAACTGTAACAGGTGATGTAATAGTAACTGGTTCATTATATGTTCAATTTGGACAGGATATAAATGCAAATCATATTGTTGGTAACAATGGTTTTATTGAAATTGGAAACGTAGATAATAGTGTTCATATTCAATCAACCGGTGGATTATATTTAGTTGGTAGTGGTAGTGGTGTACATGTTCATGACTCAAACTTCTCAGTAGCACCAACAGCAGGCAATGATGTTTTACAAGTTTCTGCTAGTATTACAAAAGTAACTAATGAATTTAGTGCTTCTAATATTAGTGGTGTAGGAAACATTGGAGCATTCTCACAATCAGTAGATAGTAGAATTAGTTCAAGTGTTGCGGAATACACAGCATTCTCTGCAAGTGCAGCAAGTGCATTAAGTTCAGTAAGTGGGGCATTTGCAACTTCTACATCAGCAAGTAACGCAGCAATCGCTAGTTTAAGTGCAAGTGTAGCAAGTACAACTGGTGACTTTAGTTCATCTGTTGCATCTCAATTTAGTGCAAGTGCAGCAAGTGTAAGTAATCTAAGTTCATCAGTTTCAACAACAATATCAAATTTAAGTTCTTCAGTTGCAACTTCATTTAGTGCAAGTGCAGCTTCTGAAACAGCTTTAAGTGGTGCTGTTGCAACAACAATTTCTAATTTAAGTTCTTCAGTTGCAACTTCAATAAGTGCTTCAGATGCTAAAGAATCAGCATGGAGTTCATCAATTGCAAATAGAGCAACTAAATTAGAAACATCTCAATCAGCATTTGATGCTGCATTTGAATTGACTGGTTCATCTGTGACTGTATTGGGAGACTTTAGAGTAATTGGTACAACATCAACTATTAATTCAACAACAATTGATTTAGGTGATAATATACTTTCATTAAATGGTACAGCGGGTGCATTTGGTGGATTGATAGTTAAAGATCCAACTGCTCCATCAACATTTAGTGGTTCATTATTATGGGATACAACAAATGATTATTGGATAGCGGGTAAGAGTGGTAGTGAATCTAAAGTATTAGTAGCAGTAGGTGATAACGTAGTTAGTTCATCAGCACAAATAACAATAAGTTCTACAACCGGATTCTCATCATTTGATACAGCAATTTCAACTTCATTCTCTGCAAGTAACGCAAGTATATCAGCATTGAGTGCAAGTGTAGCAAGTGTAACTGGTGATTTCAGTTCTTCGGTTGCAACTTCATTCTCTGCAAGTAACGCTTCAATTGCAGCATTATCTGCAAGTGTAGCAAGTGTGACAGGTGATTTCAGTAGTTCAGTAGCAACTTCATTTAGTGCAAGTGCAGCATCACAAACAGCATTGAGTGGCGCGGTAGCAACTACAATTAGTAATTTAAGTTCTTCAGTAGCAACTTCATTCTCTGCAAGTAACTTTATTATATCTGATAATAGTTCATCGTTTGCAACTTCAATATCAGCATCTAATGCAAGTATATCTTCTTTAAGTGCAAGTGTAGCAAGTGTAACTGGTGACTTTAGCTCTTCAGTAGCAACTTCATTTAGTGCAAGTGCAGCAAGTTTAACAGCATTAAGTGCAAGTATCTATTTAACAGATGCAACACAAAGTAATGATATTACAAACAATAGTTCATCATTTGCAACCTCAATAAGTGCAAGTAATTACAGAATTACAAACTTAGAATTAGTAATTGATGGAGGTTCTTTCTAATATAAAAGTAAGAAAAGGATAATAAACATATGAGCAACGCAGTAACACAATCAATTTTATTAAGACGTTCAAATATAGCGGGAAAAGTTCCTACCACGTCTTCACTTCAATTAGGTGAATTAGCAATAAACACTAATGATGGTAGAGTATTCCTTAAAAAAGATGATGGCGTAAATGTAACCATTGAACAACTTGTAGTAACTGGGGCAGAGGTTACTGGTAGTATTAACATATTAGGTACAGGTAGTTTTGGACAATTAGAAATAAATGGCAATGCAAATTTTGATGGTAATGCTTCATTTGCAACCGCATCTGGATTCTTTACCGGTTCATTTAAAGGAGATGGTAGTGCATTATTTGGTGTAACTGCATCAATGAGACCTGATGACTTTGATTTTAATAGACCAGAAGAAGCATTTGCAGGAACAGTTGGATATATACAAGGAACAGGTTCAGCCTATTCAGTACAAGCTGTTAATACCGGAGTTGAATTACTTTATAATGATGTAATTTTTGGAGCATTCACTAACGCAGACGGATTTAGTGGAAGTGTATATGGTATTGGAAATGTAACAACATTTAGTTCATCAGTAGACTATAGATTAAGTGCATTAGCAACAACAACCGATGCGGGTGTTTGGGCATAAAAAATAAAATTTAGAAATGAGTATAGTATTTACTAATGGGTTTTCAATTACACAAGGTGGAAATGTACCTCCTGGTATAGGTAGTTATTATTTAGTTAATAATTACACTGCTGCTATGAATGCTGGTTGGATAACAATACCTGAACATGATAATAGTGGTCCTTCTTTAGATTTCAATATTGTAAATGAAAATACTGGAAATGCAATTTATATAAATAAGTTCGATTCTAATAATAATGATAATTCAACATATTTATCACAATTAATAGGTAATCATACACATTTAACATTTACACAAGGTAATTATCACATTACATTTGATTGTACTAACCAAGCATGGGAAACTGGTGGATATAGTGGAAATCAAGTTTATCACGATCCAACATATGAAAATGCACCTCAAAACTCAATTACAATCGTATCAACTTCAGGTGTTGCATTTAATGATGTAGACCCGGTAGAAATTTCTATTCAAGTAATATAATTCGTTTTTAATTAATTTAATATATTTATAAGGGTACTACATAGTACCCTTTTTCGTTGTTAAATAACAATAAAAACGTTCCATACATATGGCTCAACAAAAAATTATACTGAAACGCTCCGCCGTTCCTGGTAGAGTGCCTGATACGTCTTCCATTAATTTAGGTGAAGTAGCAATAAACACCTATGATGGTAAACTTTATTTTAAAAAATCCGGTTCAGTTGAGTCAGTAGAAACGATTTTGACAACGAACACTATTGCAAGTGGTTCGATACAAGTTTCCGAAGATATTACAACACAAAGAGACCTTTATGTAATTAGAGATATTATTACTATCGGTGATGTTGATGCGGGTGGTGATATTAGTGGTAGTGGATTATCAATTAATGACACCGTACAAATTACTCACAATAATATACAATTATCCGGTTCTATGGCTTTGACCGGTAGTATGGTAGCAAGTTCATTTAGTGGTGATGGTAGTGGATTAACTAATTTAATAGTAGATATTTCAACTGCACAATTAAATGATGTAGATGGTAATAATATACCGGCTCGATCATTTGCAGAATTATATGTTGCGTGTGCTGGATTAGATATTGTAGATTTGGATTTTAATGGATAATAGTAAAATATTTATTTAAGATATTTATAAAAAATGATAAAAAATTAAATGGCTAGCTTAATACTAAAAAATAATACAACAGGTTCTACAACGGCAGGACAATTAGAATTTAATACAACTCAAAAAACATTGGTTGTTGGTGATGGGACAAGTATTGTTTATATGTTACCTTCAGCATCATATCTTACGGATAGTGCAAGTTTTAATAGTAGAATTGCAGCAGCAACAAATGAACAATATATTGCAGGATTTGCAACTACATCATCATTAAATACTTTTACACAATCATATACATCAGATAGTGCAAGTTTTAATAGTAGAATTGCAGCAGCAACAAATGAACAATATATTGCAGGATTTTCGACAACAGCATCTTTTAATTCATTTACACAATCATATACATCAGATAGTGCAAGTTTTAGTAGTAGAATAGATGCGGTAAATGATAATTTGATAACAAGTGCATCATTTAATTCATACACTCAATCAACAGATAATAGAATAACTTCATTAGAAAGTAAAACCGGTTCTTATGCAACAACAGGTTCAAATACTTTTATTGATAATCAAATTATTAATGCAAATATAAGTGCAAGTGGATGGATTAGTGCTAGTTCAATAAATGTAACTAACGCTACAATAACCAACTTATATACAATTTATGAAACATCATCTGTTGTATATTCATCTGGTTCAAATCAATTAGGTGATGATTTAAGTGATACACAAATATTAAGTGGTAGTGTAAAAATAGTTGGTGCATTAACAATAAATGGTAATAATGTATCTACTCAATCATTTGTAGATTTAAATTCATTAAATTTATTTACATCATCCCAATATGTAAGTAATTCATACTTTGCAACAACATCATCTTTAAACACATTAAGTTCATCGTTCTATTTAGATTCTGCATCATTTAATAGTAGAATTGCAGCAGCAACAAATGAACAATATATTGCAGGATTTGCAACTACATCTTCATTAAATAGCTTTACTCAATCGTATAATTTGGATAGTGCATCTTTCAGTAATAGAATTGATGCGGCAACAAATGAAATACAATTCGCAACTACGGCATCTTTAAGTATAATAAGTGCAAGTGCATGGGGAGCATTCCAAAGTGCATCTTCTTATAGTGGTAGCTTAGCAACTTCAATAAGTGAATCAAACTATAATATTACAACAAATTCTGCAAGTATAGGATTATTGCAAACTTTTAGTTCATCTCAATATAAAAACGACTCATCATCTTTTGATAGTAGAATTGATAATTTAGTATTAGGTGCAGGTGCTCAATTAGGAAATGATAATCAATTTACTGGACAAAATTCATTTACACAATATATAACGGGTTCAATTAGTGGTGCAGTGGATGGCATTGATGTAAGATTATTCTCATCATCCGTTAATAGCAGAATAAATGCGATTGTAGGTGGAAGTGGATTTGCAACAACCGGTTCAAATACATTTAATGGTTCACAAAATATTATAGGTGATATTACAGCAAGTGGTAATTTATATATTAGTGGAACAATTTACACATATGAATTACATACTATTATTGAAAGTTCATCTGTAATTAAAACAAGTGGTTCAACGTTTATAGGTGATGAACAATCAGATACCTTAACTATTACCGGTTCATTATTACATACTGGTTCTACTTCATTTAGTGAATTGACAGGTAGTTTATTTTCGTTTAGTTCATCTTTAGATAATAGAATTAATACAAATATAAGTAATATTACATCTTTAAGTTCATCAATATATCAAACAAATGAAACTCAAAGTTATAATATATCAATTATAAGTGCATCAGCATGGGGAGCATTCCAAAGTGCAAGCTCTTATAGTGCATCTTTACAGACATCAATTTCAGCAAGTAAAGCAGAATATACTTCATTTAGTGCAAGTGCCGAAACATCAATTTCAACAAGTAAAGCAGAATATACTTCATTTAGTGCAAGTACATCAACTTCACTAAATACATTAAGTTCATCAATATATCAAACAGATGCAACTCAAAGTAATAATATAGGAATTGTTTCAGCATCAACTTGGGGAGCATTTCAAAGTGCATCATCTTATAGTGCTAGTTTTTATACAACAATTGATAATTTAAGTTCATCTAATTACCAAACAAATGTAACTCAAAGTAGTAATATAGCAATCATAAGTGCAAGTGCATGGGGAGCATTCCAAAGTGCAAGCTCTTATAGTGCATCTTTACAGACATCAATTTCAGCAAGTAATGCAACAATTGTTGCAAATAGCAGTAGTGTATATAACTCAATTTCAGCAAGTAATGCAATTATTACATCAAATAGCAGTAGTGTATATACTTCAATAAGTGCTAGTTCAGCTGTTACTACTTTAATATCAACTTCGGTAAATAGTAGATTGTTAATTGAAGAATTTAAATCAACTACATTTGCAACAACGGGTTCAAATACATTTAATGGTAATCAAATAATAAGTGGTTCATTAAATGTAACAGGAGATGTTGTAGCATACTCACCATCGGATGAAAGATTGAAAGATAATATTCAATTAATTTCAAATCCAATAGAAAAAGTTCAACAACTAAGAGGAGTTGAATTTGATTGGAAAGATGGATTACCAAAAGCAGGGCAACATGAATATGGGGTAATTGCACAAGATGTGTTAAAGGTAATGCCACATTTAGTGCAACAAAGACCTGATGGATATTATGGTGTTCAATATGAAAAAATTGTTACATTATTAATTGAAGTAGTAAAAGATCAAGAAAAAAGAATAAAAATTTTAGAAAATAGATTAAATCAGTAATGAATTATTATATTTATTACTATAATTAAGTTTACATAAATGTCTCAAATGATAATATAAAGGAATAACTAAACTATGGCATTAAAATTCAGACGTGGTACGACCGCACAAAAATCAGGTTCGTTAGCAGTAGGTGAACCATACATTAACTATGATTTACAAACACTACAAATTGGTACAGATCAAGGTGATGTAACCTTATCTACAACAAGTCCAACTGCAACATCAGCAGTTGCATCTATTTCAGCATCAAATTTTGTATCTTCTTCTTATTTGCATGTAACAAACAATGCAGAAATTAAAGGAAATGTAACAATTGGTGGTACAATTCAAATTGGAGACCAATCATCAGATACTATTAATGTTGTAGCATCATTAAGTTCTTCACTTATACCACAGGCAGATAATACCTATGATTTAGGTTCTTTGACAAAAGTGTGGAGAGACCTTTATATTTCAACCGGTTCAATTAAAATGGTTTCAAATGGTGTTGTAATACAAACACTTTCAACTACCGCAAACGGATTTCAAGTTGATCAAGGTATAATTGCAAATGGTAATTCATCATTTGGTACATCATCTGCAGCAGTAACTTCAATAACCGGCTCATTAAGAGTTAGTGGTTCATTAACAACAATAGGTACTGCAAAATTTGATAGAGATATTTTAATAGGAAGTTCAGCAAATGATTCGGAAAAAATTACAATAGGATTTGGTCCTGGTACATTTGCATCACATCAAGGTTCTAACTTAGCAGTAGGGCCTCAAAATTTAGCTTCATTAACACCAAACTATAATACACAAGCGGGTGTTTATAATACAGCAGTTGGTTATGGTAATTTATTATCTGTAAGTACCGGTTCTTTCAATACAGCATTGGGAGCAAACGCAGGAATGAGTGCAGCAGCAGGTGCTCAGCATAATACCATGGTTGGTTATACAGCTGGTAAATTTATAGCTGGCGGATATCATACATTAATAGGTTCTAACGCAGGACAAACTCTTAATAATGGTACTGCAAATATCGCAATTGGATATAATACATTATCAACAAATAGATTAAATGCTTCAAGTGGATATAATATTGTAATGGGTGTTGATTCTGGTAATAATTTAGATGGTAGTTCAAATAATAACATTATCATCGGAAATTATTCAGGACCACAATCTGTTATAGATGAATCTAATAAATTATACATAGGACATCAAGGATGGCCGCTTATTACCGGTAGTTTAGAACAAGGAAATCTTAGTTTAGGAATTAATGGTGCTACATATGTATCGGGTGCATTAAGTGCATCTACTTTAACTGGTATTGGAAATGTAAGTGCATATTCATACTCAGTAGACCTTAGATTAAAAAGTAGTGGTACAGATTTAACCGCTTTAAGTTCATCTATTTATCAAACTGATGCAACTCAAAGTAATAACATTACAACTGCACAAAATAGTGCTAATGGTGCATTTGCAAGTGCATCAGCATATAGTTCATCTTTACAAACTTCTATAAGTGCAAGTAAAGCAGAATACACTTCATTCTCTGCAAGTGCAGCAAGTACATTAAGTTCAGTAAGTGGTGCAGTAGCAACATCAATAAGTGCATCAAATGCAGAGCACACAGCATATAGTGCAAGTGCGGCAAGTGCATTAAATACATATTCAGGAAGTGCAGCAACAGCTTTAAGTAATGCAAGTGCTTCAGCATATTCAACATTTGCAAAATTAAGTGGTGGCAACACATTTACAGGAAACCAAACAGTAACTGGTTCGGTATATGTAAGTGGTAATTTTATTGTACAAGGTTCTTCATCTTTACAAAATATTACAGCAAGTGCTGTATCAATTGGTACAAATAAAGTAATTTTAAATACAGATAATCCTGGTGTAAGATTCGGTGGTTTATCAGTAATTGATTCTGGTTCATCAGCATCAACTGGTTCATTATTGTGGGATTCTACAAATAATGTTTGGTTGTATCAAAATCCAGATGGAGCAGGATACGCATCTGCTAGATTAATTAGTGGTCCAAAAAATAGTGGTTCATTAGGTAATGAAAGTGGATTAACCGTAGGACAAGTTCCTGTAGCAGTAGGTGATGACCATATTGGTGATTCAATTATTTCTGCAAGTGTAAGTAAAGTAACTATCGCAGGTGACTTAGATGTAACTGGTAATGTAAGTGCATCTACTTTATCTGGTATTGGAAATGTAACTGCATATTCAACATCAGTAGATTTGAGATTATTAATTAATTCTCAAAGTGCATGGGGAGCATTCCAAAGTGCATCAGCATTCAGCCAAAGTTGTTCAACAAACACAATAACAATTAATGGTGTAGCAGTAGCATTAGGTGGAACATTAACTCAAGCACAAACTATTAACGGTGCATATTCTTCATCCGCACAAATAGACCATAACGCAACAACAAACTACGATGCCAATAAACACATCGACCATACTGCAGTTTCAGTAACAGCAGGAAGTGGTTTGAGTGGTGGTGGTACAATTGCAGCAACAAGAACAATAACATTAGATACTTCATCAGTACATTTCTTAAGTGGAAGTAGAGCAGGTTTATCAGTAGTGGATACAACCGGTGCAAGTGGTATTGATTTAACTTACAATGCAGGATTGGGTACATTGAGTGGTGTATTAGCAAATAGTTCAGTAACAATCAATGGTTCATCAGTATCATTAGGTGGAAGTTTAACAACCGCACAAGTTTTAGCAGGAGCATATTCATCTTCAGCACAAGTAAGTGGTTTAAGTATTCTTTATAACTCAATGAGTATTGCGGGAACATCAACCGCATTGGGTGGTACTATTAGTGCAGCAACAATTGGTAACGCAATTGGAGCATATAGTAGTTCAGCACAAATAGATCATAATGCAACTACAAACTATGTGGCAAACAAACATATTGATCATACTGCAGTTTCAATTACAGCTGGTAGTGGTATGAGTGGTGGTGGTGATATTTCTACAACTAGAACATTAACTTTAGATACTGCATCAGTACATTTCGTAACTGGTAGTAGAGCAACATTAACAGCTGGTACAGGTGTAACATACAATAATACATTAGGTATAATTGCAATCGGACAAGCAGTGGCAACTTCATCTGATGTTAGATTTAATTCAATTGGTGTTGGTGTAGCAGCAAGTGCAACTCCTGGTAGAATTGATGCAGCGGGCGACGTTGTAGCGTATTCATCTTCAGATAAAAACTTCAAAGAGAATATTAAACCAATTGAAAATCCAATCGAAAAAATTAGAAAGATTAGTGGTAACACTTACGATTGGAAAGCAGAATTAAAAGACGTACATGGATACGAAGGTAACGATGTGGGTGTAATTGCACAAGAAATTGAAGAAGTATTACCTCAAATCGTAACAACAAGAGATAATGGATATAAAGCTGTTAAATACGAAAAATTAGTTGCTTTGTTAATTGAAGGTATGAAAGAACAACAATTACAAATTGAGCAATTAAGATTAGAAGTAGAGGGGTTGAAAAAGAATAACAGTTTATAAAATGTATGATGTTTATTATACAACAGGTTTCGGAAATAAAGTAGGTGCGGGAAGTGATGTTTGGGTTAACAACTTTGTAGAATATGTAGTACCACACTTAAAGGTAAAACCAATATTATTAATACATAGAAAAAAGCCAGATGATTTCGAGGGGAGTAAATATCCTCTCGAAATTTATTGGCAAGTTGATGATAACGAAAAGTTTGAACAACTTATAAATAGTGCTCGGCGAATTCACATACTACACGGACACTATTATCCTAACTCAGCAATTCTAAACAATTTGGAAAAGGTAGAGAGTTATGTAATGCATAATTCAATAGATATGTCTCTAAAAGCTGGTTTATTTTCTGATTCACCGGGTATGCAACATTATGGGGCAGATAGTGAATGGGAAAATAATGTAATAGAAAAAGCAAAAAAGAGAATATGGATAGGATTATTTCAAACTCCTAAGCATGCTGAATATGATTTTATAGATATTCCTAATTATTATGAGTTTACAAATAATTTAGAATTAAGTGATAGTAAAAAAGTTGGATTTGCAGCGAGAACGGAAACGAGAAAAAGAGTTTGGTATTTAGAAAATATAGATTGTTATTTGTTTACAACTATAAAAGTTCTAAATAATGTATGGGAAAAAGGATATGGGGTTAAATTTAAAAGAGCTAGAAAATATATGTTTCAATACGAAAAACTAGATTGGTTTTATCGTTTAGATTGGGGTATATCACATAGCTGTTTTAATTACGAACCATTTGGGTATTCAATTTTTCAGGCAGTTGACTACGGAAAACTACCTATATTGAGTAAAGATTGGTTAAAAGATTTTAGTTATCCATTTAGAGCAGAAACAAAAACAGAATTTGAAAATGTTGTACAATGGATAAAAAACTCTGATTATGAATATAAAAAACATTGGTTTAATAAACTTAAAGAAAAAATGTTAGAATATTCAAATAGAGATAAATGGGTAAATAGTTTATTAGATATATATAATAGTTAAAGGAGAATAAAAATGGCAAAAACCAATTTAAGTTTAGGTGGATTATATGGTGCATGGAGTGGTACTGCAAGAGCAGGAGCTGTATCATCATCTTTAAATGCAGCAAACGGATTAGCAGGTACAGCAGTATCTATGAGTTCATTTGCATTTGATAGTTTGACAATTACACATCCATTTACATATATTGTAGAAAATACATCGGAAAATGTTGTAGTAGCATTTACTTCACAAGGTATTGCATTTGATAATAGAGTTAAAAATACTTCAAATAACTATACTATTACATTGAGTGATGCAACTTATTTTACGGTTGGAACAAAAGGTTCAACAACAGCTATTAGTGCTAAAGATTTTACTAATGGAACATATAGTGGTTCGAATGCAACTACATTGACCGTAACATATGCAGATGGATATAATATTAATGCATCTAATTATAATGTAGCAAGTGCAAAAACAATATATTCAGTTGATTCATATAACTCAATAAACTCAGATGTATTGTGTGTAGCAAGTGATACAGACATATTATTAGCAGATGGTAGTAGTGTTAAAGCAGGTGATTTATATGTGGGTGATACAATTAAAACATATGTTCCAACTGGAATGCCAGCTTGGTTACCTGAAAATGATGAAGCAGAATGGTATTGGTGGTATCAAGAAAATGTTACCGGTGAAGCAGTAGACGCTACTATTAGTAATATTTATTTTTCATTTATTGATGAATATGTTCAAATAAATGATGGTGCAATTAAAGCAACTCACGCACATCCTTTCTTTGCTTGGGATGCATTGACAGAAACATATCAATTTACAAGAGCAGAAGATGTGGTTGAGGGTGATAAATTAATTAAATATAATGTAGTAAGTGGTTTAATTGAAGAAGTTGAAGTTTATAAAGTTGAATTTATGAGAAAAACTTTAGAAATTGCAACAATTACAGTAGATGTAGCGCATACTTATTTAGCTAACGGATTTGTTTCGCATAATAAAGGAGCAGCAACTGCACCAATACCTTGGACAAACTTGGTATGTTATTTGGAACCACAATTTGCAGCATCATATAATACAGGTTCATCTGTAACTAACTTTAATGATATAGCAGGTTATTCTACTGGTTTTAACTTAACTGGTGGAGATGCAAATCCTGCAATTACAGCACCTACATTTAATCCAGGTTCTCCAAAATCATTAACATTTGCAAGTGGTAAATATGGTATTAAACAACAAGCGAATTCAAGTGGCACCGGTAATTCATATTTTAATACTACAAGTGCTAATGGATATACTATTGTTGCATTTGTAAATGGAAGTAGTGGTGATATATTCAGTAGAGGAACAGATTATAAAGTTACAACCAGTGGTAATATCGCATTTACATCTACACCAAATGGTAACTTAACAGCAGCTTCTCAAACCCTAACAGGTTGGCATATGATTGCAGTTACAACCGGTGCAGGTACAACTACAATATACAATAATAATGTATCAGTAGCGAGTGGAGCTTCAACAGCAGCGGCAACAACTGGTACATCAGATATTTATTTAATGCAAAACAATACTGGTAATTTAGGTTCATTCTTCTTTTATCAAAGAGCATTAAGTGCTACTGAAATAGGATATATTTGGAATAACTTGAAAGGAAGATATGGTTTGTAATAAAAAATATATATTTATATATAAACAAATATTATTATTATGGCAAAAATTAAAGATGAACAGTTACAAAAACTTAACGAATTTAAAATTAAATACGAACAATTAACGTTTTTAATTGGAAAAAATAAAGTTGAACAAAAACAACTACAAATAGATGAAGAAGGATTGTTTGATGAAATGCAAAAATTAGGTGAAGAAGAGCAATCTTTTTTAAATGAGTTACAAAAAGAATATGGTGATGGGAATTTAGACATAAATACAGGCGAATTTACACCTAAATCATCACAATAATATATTTTTACAAAAAGGTTTCTATATTTATATTAGAAATATTATAACTTAATTTACAAGGAGAAAATATAAAATGGCTGAAAAATTAGTATCACCTGGTGTGTTTACAAGAGAAAACGATTTATCATACATAGCACAAGGAGTTGGAGCTATTGGTGGTGCAATCGTAGGACCGTTCAAACAGGGGCCAGCATTTAAACCAACTATCGTAACTTCACCTTCAGAACTTGAAGATATATTTGGTAAAGCAGATGGTACATATTATACTGAATTAACTGCACAAAATTATTTAAGAGAAACAGGATTAGTTACTGTTGCAAGAGTTGGTGGAATTGGTGGATATGAAGATGATAAAGCAACATTGATTTTTGCTAGTAGTTCATTAGGAACTAAATTAGTTGGTGTATTACATGGTTCATCAACAGGTGCTTTTACAGGAAGTACTTTTTCTGATGAAGAATCTGGTAGTTTTTCAATTGATGGTAGATTGGCATCAGTTTACGCATCTTCTAATGAATCAATTGATGATGTATATGGTGTATCTCCATTAGGTACTAAAGGTGCTTATACTTATGGATATTTTAAAAATGCTATAGGTGGTACATTCAATTCATTATCATCATATGTGCAAACACAAAGTTATACACAAGATATATGTGGAGCAGAAACACCAATCATTCAATCACAATTAATTAGTGGTGAAAGATATGATTTGTTTAAATTTCATACATTATCAGATGGTACAGTTGAAAATACAAGATTCAAAATAACTATCGGTAATATTAAAGCAGCAGGTTCAGTACCTGGTTCTGATTACGGAACATTCTCTGTTTATGTAAGAGATTTTAATGATACAGATAAAAGACAAAACATATTAGAACAATATAATAACGTAAACTTAGATCCTACATCTACTAATTACATCGCAAGAGTAATTGGTGATGGTTATTCAACTATTGATTCAAACGGCAAAGTAAGTGAATATGGTGATTGGGGTAATAAATCTAAATATATTAGAGTAGCAATGGCAGCAGGAAGTGATGCAAATCCAGTAGTTGCTGTTCCATTTGGACATGAAGCTTACACAATTCCATTTACAACAGATGGTGATGATAGCTTGGTTCCTGTTGTAGATTATGCAACTGGTTCAACAAGTGTTTATGCTGGTTTTGATTTTACAAATTCTGATAACTTAAATTATTTAAAACCAATTAGTGATTTGGCAGGAGCTGGTGATAATGTAGCATTTGGATTGGATGATCAAGGTGGATTAAGTTTAAGTTCTGATTTAAACAGCAAAGTATTTAATATAGCATTCCAAGGTGGATTCGATGGTACAAACCCAACAACATTAATAAACAAAGGTGATGATATTACATCTTCAAATGTACAGGGATTTGATTTAACAGCAAATGGTAGTGGTAGTGTAGCATACAAAAAATGTTTAGCAGCATTATCAAATACAGATGAATGGGATATTAATTTATTGGTATTACCTGGTGTTAATCATAATCAACATTCTAACGTAACTCAATACGCAATGGATATGTGTGAAAATAGAGCGGATTGTTTCTATATTATGGATGCAGCAGGACAAGATGCAAGTATAGCAACTGTTGTAGATGTAGCTGAAAGTTTAGATACAAACTATGCAGCAGTTTATTATCCATGGGTTAAGACAGTAGATTCAAATACTGGTAAACTAATCACAGTTCCACCTTCAGTATTGATGCCGCGTGTATTTGCAGCAAACGATAATTCAGCAGCAGAATGGTTCGCACCAGCAGGTTTGAATAGAGGTGGTGTAGTTGGAGCATATGCAGTATTGAATAGATTAACACATTCTGAAAGAGATACATTGTACGAAGGTAAAGTAAATCCAATTGCACAATTTCCTGGACAAGGTATCGTAGCATTCGGACAAAAAACTTTACAAAGTAGACCATCTGCATTAGATAGAATCAATGTAAGAAGATTGCTTATTACAGTTAAGAAGTATATTGCTTCAACAAGTAGATACTTAGTGTTTGAACAAAACTCAACTGATACAAGAAATAGATTCTTAAATACGGTTAATCCTTATTTAGAAGCTATTCAACAAAAACAAGGTTTATACGCATTCAAAGTTGTAATGGATGAAAGTAATAATACTCCAGATGTAATTGATAGAAACATATTAAAAGGTGCTATCTTCTTACAACCAACTAAAACAGCTGAATTTATTCAAATTGATTTCAACGTTTTACCAACTGGTGCAACTTTTAACGCATAATTTTAAAAAAGATATACTTATATTAAGATAAAGGAGAAATAAAAAATGGCTGACGTTCTATCATTTGATAAAATATTCTATACGAACTTTGAACCGAAGTTAGCAAATCGTTTTATAATGGACATTGATGGTATTCCATCTTTCATGGTAAAAACAGCTAACAGACCAAAGATTGAAAGTGAAGTAGTAGAATTAGACCATATCAACTTAAAAAGAAAGATTAAAGGTAAATCTAATTGGACTGATATTACCGTTACTCTTTATGACCCAATTGTACCAAGTGGTGCACAATCTGTAATGGAATGGGTTAGAACATCACACGAATCTATCACTGGTAGAGACGGTTACGCAGATTTCTACAAAAAGAATATTGATTTCTATATGTTAGGACCTGTGGGTGATAAAGTAGAGCAATGGAAATTAATCGGAGCTTGGTGTAGTTCAGTAGAGTTTGGTGATGTAGATTGGAGTTCAAATGATCCAGTTATGATTACATTAACCTTAACTTATGACTACGCAATATTAGAATACTAATATAGAGTTAAAAATAAAAAAAGAAAGGGAACATATTATTTGTTCCCTTTTTTATTTTAATTATATTTATATATACAAATATATAAGGTTATGCAATCAAAAGAGTTTATAATTTGGTTAAAAGGTTTTATTACTGCATGTAATGATTATGCACCTACACCAAAACAATGGGATATAATTAAAGAAGAATTAGAAAAAGTTAGTGATGAACAAAAATCAATTGGTGTACCTATCGGACCAGGTTGGGGAATACCTAATACAGCACCTACTCCAATACAACCATACATAGACCCGTTTAATCCATACAAAATAACATGTAGTGTTACGGGTTCATCTGGAACAACAATTCATCCAACACCAGGTACAACTGGATTTATTACAATAGCAAATCCGTATATAGCATCATTTGGTTCGGGTTCATCATATACTCCGGCATTTAGTGGTTCTGGTGATTTATGGAAAGCATCGACATCAACAACATATGCATATCCAAGCGGTAGTTTATGGCATTATACTAATAATGGAAGTGATAATAAAAAATATATAAATCCATACAAACCATTTTCAACAATGGATAATGATAGTTTAAAACCAAAACATACAAAAAAGAAAGCAAAAACTGTGAATGATTGGGAAGAAGAATTTGATTTAGGTGGTGGGGAGTAAAAATTTTAAAAACAAATAGTTATATAAAAATAAAAGTTATTTATGGAAGAAAACATAAGCATACAAAGAGGTGGAATACCGACAGTTACACAACCTCAACAACAAACAATAAGTACATCATTTGATTTCCCAACACAAGTTATTGGATTACCATCGGAAGGTAAGGTATATTCAGAATCAAATCCATTAAGTAAGGGAACATTAGAAATTAAATACTTAACCGCTAGAGAAGAAGATATTTTAGCAGATAGAAACTTAATTAACAAAGGTATAGTATTACAAAAATTATTAGAATCAGTAGTAGTTCAACCTGGTGTGAATGTAGATGATTTAGTAATAGGTGATATTAATGCAGTTTATTTAGCAACAAGATTATTGGGATATGGTCCTGATTATGATGTAGAAATTACCGATCCTTTTAGTGGTGAAAGACAAAAGGTGACAGTTGATTTATCTAAAATACAAACTAAAGATGTAGATTTTTCTATTTTAAATTCACAAAATAGATATGATTTTACATTACCAATTAGTAATAAAAAAATTGTATTTAAATTATTGACTCACAAAGATGAAAAAGATATTAATGCCGAAATTCAAGCATTAGAAAGATTATCAAAAGGTAAAACATCAGCAGCAGAAGTATCTACGAGATTTAAATATATGATTGTAGAAGTAGATGGTAATACGGATAGGGGATTTATTAATAAGTTTGTTCCAAATATGTTAGCAGGTGATACTAAAGCATTTAGAAAATATGTAAAGCAAATTTCACCTGATTTAGATTTAACATTTGAATTTACATCAGAATTAACCGGTGAAACGGAGGCACTTGATATCCCATTTGGGATCAACTTTTTTTACCCTACCGCTTAATTATCAAAAACTTCTTTACGATGAAATTTTCTTTTTGGTATTTCAAGGTGGTGGTGGATTTACTTTTAGTGATGTTTACAATTTACCTATACACATTAGAAGAATGTATTCAAATCAATTATTAGAAATCAAAAAGAAAGAATCGGAAGATATAAATAAGGTTAAAAATCAAAGTAAAGTTAGGAAAAGATAAACTCCTAACTTTTTCTTTTATATGATATTTATACTAAACCAAACTAAATATGTCAGAACAACAAACACAATTAACAGAAGGTTTATTAACTTCAATTGTAGATAATTTTTTCAAATCATTACAAAAAGGTGTGGGTAAACGATATATTGATGCAGCAAAAAAAGCAGGAATGAATGATGATGCTGTTGATATTATGAATAGAATACATAAAGAATGGGGTGAATTGGATAAAATTGTAAAAAAGACTAAATAATCTTATCTAACTAATGGCTGGAAATCAAGACCAAAATTTAAATAATCTTTTAAAAGCAAGATTAGAAATCCTTCAAAATTTAAAAAAAGAAGCAAAGGAATATGCTGATTTATTGTCACAAACAAATGATAATAGTGCAGACCATAATAAAAAACTAAAAGATGCGGAAGCAAAGGTTAGTAAATTAAGAAAACAATTTGGCGGAATAAATAATGCAATCAAAGAAATAAATTCAGAAACATCTGATTTATTAAAAGGATTTTCAACTGCAGGAGATTCTATAAGTAGTTTAAGTGGATTGCAAGAAGAATTTAAAAAAAGTTTAACACAAACTTCGCTTGAAGGTATAAAACTTTCGAGAGAAATAAGAAGTATTGGTGGCGAATCTAAAGAACAATATAAAAAAGCATTGATAGATGCATCTGATTTAGTTGGTACAATTGCAGAATTAGCTAATTTGAATAAAGAAGATGCATTAGAAATAGCATCAAAAAATGAAGAATATGCAACTAAATTTGATGAACTTTATGGAATATCAAAAGCATTAACAGAAGCGGCGAAAACAGGAACAGATGAAGATAAAGCCAGAGCAGAAGCATTATCATCTATTGTAACAAAATTAGAAGAAGCAAATAAAAAAGCAGCCACTTATAATAACATAGATAAAGAACATTCTGAATTTTTAAAAGAAATAAGAGAAGATTACGAAAATGTAAATAAAGGGCTTAAAAAAATTTCCTATACCATAGAAACAATGCTTGGTTCTACAAAAGGAATGATTGGAATGTCTTTAATAGGATTGGGAATGCTTGTTGAAAAATTCCATGAAGTAGGTAGAGAAATGGGATTTGGAATTACTCAATACACAGGATTTACATCAAAAGTTGCATTAGCCGGATTGTTGAGTGAACAATCAGCAGAGGCGGTAAAAGATTTAGGTAGAGAATTAGGAGATGTAAGAGAAGTATCTTTTGGAGTTGCAGCAGACGCAGCAACAATGGCATATCATTTAAATTTAAGTGGAGAACAAACTGCATTCTTAATGCATGCATTTGGTGAAATGCAAGGATTAAGTTATGATGTTGGACAAAATACAATTGCATATGCAGAACATTTAGCATTAGCAAATGGTTTAATGCCAGGTGAAATGATGAAAGAGATTGCAGAAAACACAGAATTTTTTGCAAAATTTAGTAGAGATGGTGGTAAAAATATAGCAGATGCAGCCTTAGCAGCTGGTAAATTAGGGGTAAATTTAGATACTGTTGGTAAAGTAGCCGACCATTTATTAGATTATCAATCATCAATACAAGATGAAATGGAAGCTAGTGTGTTGCTTGGTAGAAATTTAAATTTAAGTAAAGCGAGAGAATTAGCTTATCAAGGTAATATTAATGGTGCAATGCAAGAAGCTTTAAATGCAGCTGGAGGTATTGAAGCATTTAATCAAATGGATTATTATCAAAGACAAGCCGTAGCAAAAGCAATAGGTGTAGGGGTTGATGAATTACAAAAGATGTCAGCTCACCAAAACGCACTTAATGGGCAATTAGGATTAGGAGAAAAAATCACAGCACATACAAGTGATTGGTGGCAAACAATAGTTGGTTCAGTAGCAGGAAAGGGTATAAGTGCATTAGGTGGATTTATGATGACAATGGGACAAGTTAATTTGGGATTGCAAGCATTCGGAACAAGTTTTGGTAAAATATTTGGTGGAATGGGTACTTTAATAGGAAAAGCTATTCAAAAATTTATAGTATTAATAGGATTACAAAAATCATTAGATGCATCAGTAGCAGCAAGTAATACACAAGCATTGGCTGCAAATTTAATGCCAGTTACACCTCCTATTGGTGGTGGAAAAGCAGCAAGGGCATTTAAAGGCGGTAGAAAAGCAGCGGCAGCAGCACAAGCAGCAAATGCGGCCTCAACCGCAACAACAACAGCAACAGAATCAGTAGCAACAACAGCTACAACAGCATCAAAAGCAGCACCTGGAACATCTATATTAAGTAAATTTGGTTCTACTGGACAAATATTTGCTATAGCCGGAGCTATGTTAGCATTTGGTGCAGCAATGATGATGGTTGCATCTGCGTTTGAAAAGTTTGGTGCAGTAACTAATATGGGACAAGCATTAGGTTTATTTGCAGCAGGATTACTTGGTATGGGAATTGCAATTATTGGATTATCATATGCGTTAGCACCTTTGGCAGCAACCGGTATTTTAGAACTTGTAGCAGTTTCTATGTTAGCGTTTGGAGCAGCTGTGTTAATGACGGGTGAAGGGTTTAATTTAATGGCAAATGGACTTTCAACGATAGCATCTGTATTACCTACATTATCTGAACACTTTTTAAGTTTAGTAGGATTGGCAATACCTATATTAACATTAGCAGGAGCATTTGGAATATTAGCAGGCTCACTTACAATGTTAAGTATGGCCGGATTATCAGCATTACCAGTATTAGGAATTTTAGGTGGTATAGGATTAGGAATTGCAGCGTTAAGTGGGTTTATGTCTGGTGGTGAAGATAACAAATCAACCGGTGGTAAAAAAGAAAAAACATTAACAGATGTGTATGAAGCAATAACAGGTTTAAGTCAAGATTTAAATAATGGAAAAATTAACGTAGTGTTAGATGGGGTTAAAGTAAATACACAATTGGCATATTATCAAAAAAAGAATAAAGCAAGTATTGGTGGGGGTTAATTGATATGGGTAAATCAATGTTAGACTTATTGGATTTAAGAAATAAAGGACAAATACAACCTTTAGATGGAGATGGATTCCCACCACCACCTACACCTGTCAGAGAACAAATTATACCTGATAAATTTGGTGATGTTATTAAAAAATACGCTGGTAAACCAATGGCAGATAGATTTGAGGCGGAAGCTTATCAAATAAAACAATTTGTTAAAAACGCACCACAAATTTATGGATTAGATGCACCGAGAATATTATTAAAAATAGATAATCACGATGCTAAAAAAGCACTTAATAAAGGTGCAAAAGCAATAGGAAGTGTATTAGGACCTATTGGTAGTGCAGTTGGGGGAGCAATTACAAATTTCCATCCAAAATATCCTGATGACTTTCTTAATGGCACAGAAGAACAAAAAAATTTATCTTTTGATTTATACGATAAATTAAGTAGAAGTAATTATGCGGGTGGTAAATACTATAATCCTGGTGTTCCAAATAGTAGAAGTATTTTCAGTAATTTTGTACAGGGTAATAGAACAAATAATTCAAATTTACTTCCAGCAGCAATAGGTGCGGGTGCAAGTTTAGCAGTAGCCGGTCTTAAAAAGTTATTTGGAAAAAAGAAAAAGAAAGGTGAAAAAATTGTAGCGGATGAAAATGAAAAAAAGTTACCTAAATTTCCATCATTGATGCTAGCTATGTCACGAAAAAAACCTAATTCAAATGAAGGAGATTGGTTATTAGATGCAAGTAATACAAGAACAATAATAGCAACAAATCAACAACAAAGAAAAGATACATCAGACCCTCTTTGGTTAAATCATATAGGGGTTAAATCATATAATACACAAACAGGTTCACTTTATTTTACACGATATGATATTGAAAGTGATACAAAAATAAAAAATAAAGAAGTTTACGATTTACATTCAGTATACAAAAATTTTACAACCGAACCAAATATAAGTGGCTCGAAAAACTTTGATAAAGAATATTTAACATTAGATGGTATACCTGGTAAATTATATGATGGTATATATTCTAAAGATTTTTTATTGAGAGAAGAAACGAAAAAAAATGATAAAACGGGTCAGGTCGAGACATCATGGAGACAATATCAAAGTATAAAAGATTTAGATAAAGAGAAAGCATCCTCTATTTATAAAACACCTCATACTGAATTTACTACAATACCACAATTATTTGGAACGGGCATTTCTGATAGTAAAACGTTTTATGCAAGTGCAAAAAGTGGAAGTATAGGACCAAACATTAATACAGAAGTTAGCACTTCAAATTATATTAACTATACTCCAATAAACTCAGATTTAACATCCGGTTCAATAAAAGCAATTAGATGGAACACAAAAGATGCTTTGTATAGTAAAAATCAACCTACTATATATAAAAATGATACAACTTTTGCAAGTGAAAGTAAACAATCATTTGGAAAAGAAGATAGTAATATAAATCCATATAGAAAAACTATTGCAAATATATTAGATGCTGATACAAATAACGATTTAATAACAGTTTCAATTAATGGAATATCTTTATTTGCTACATTAACGGGATTAAATGATACATCTACTCCTACATGGAATGATGTTAAAGCAGTAGGTAGTGGTTTTAAATTTTATGTATATGATAGTTGGGAAAGAGAAATCGGATTTAAAATACAAATGTACGCACAAAAGAAAGATGATTTAAATAAAATTTGGGGAAAAGCAAATAAAATAAAAAAATTTACATTACCACAGCCAAAAGGAAATTTAGGTGTGTTTGGTGAATTAGTATCATTAAAAATTGGTGATTTGATAAATATACCATATGGGTTTTTAACTAAATGTGATACAACGGTTGTTGATAACTCACCTTGGGAATTGGATGGTGGTTCACAAAAACCATTTATTTTTGAAATGGATATAACTTATAAAGTAGTAACAAACGCAATAAGTGATTATAATTTTTATAGCTAATGGAAAGATACCAAAACATACAAAAAATTAATATAAAAGGCAAAGGATTGATATACGATTCAGTACTGATGTCATATTTTGAACCTTTAGATTCTGACATAGTAATAATAACATCAGCAGAAGATAGATTGGATTTATTAGCTAATCATTATTTTGGTGATGCCAGTTTATGGTGGGTAATAGCTGCAAAAAATAATTTATTAGATATAGATTTAAAATTAGAACCAGGAACAACTTTAAGAATACCAAATAATATAACTTCAGTTTTAGATAAAATAAAATAAAGATTATGTCTTCATTTCCAGCTGTAACACCATTAAATCAAAAAATTGTAGATAAAATACAAGATACATCTAAAACGGCATTTAGTGGTAATAACGCATTTGTAACTCTTACAAATTTTTATTCAGGTAAGGCTGATACAATAAATTACCAAAGCTATACAAGTGCAAATTTTGATTTAAGTGATGTAAAAAATTATAAAAAAAGATTCCCACCTGTAATTACTGGATTAAGTATAGGACATAGTGGAAACTTAGGTACAATAAGAAAAGCAACGGTTCAACTTAAATTTGCATCTATGGCAGATTTAGCAGCAAATAATGCATTTTTTAAAATTGGAAATTCACAATTAGTATGTTGGGGATGGGTAAAAGATGCAAAAAATTTACCAGATGCATACGATACTGCAAAAAAAATTATTTTAAATATTGAAAATTGGCATAAAATAATATCGGATTATAATCATGATGTTGATTTCATAGCGGGAATTTTAACAAATTTTAAAATAAATGTTGATTCTGATGCAAGTGTAAATGTAGAATTAGAGTTAAGCACACCGTCTGAAATACCTGCTTATTTATCTTTAAATAGTACAAACAAAAACGGCACAGTAGATAGTGATAGTTCATCGGATTCATTAACTAAAATATGTAAAGCATTAGATTTTGATGGAAATTTAGATGGTGTTAGTAGTGCAGAATTAGCACTTAATACCGTTAATGATAAAGGATGGACGGGTGTTCCTACAAGATGGTTTCAAAGTGCAAATTCAACCGGATATATTAGATTGGGATTTGCATTAGAACACATTTGTAATGCTGATTTTAAAAAAGATAGTGGTGAACGAAAGTTACAAATGCAAATAGATTTAAGTAATAGTTATTGTATGGCACATCCTAGAATAATAAGTGCTAGCGAAAATGTGCTTTTTCCAAATCCACAAACTGTATATTTTGATGATGGCATGAATGCGGGAACAAGGGTTATAAAATTAAACGAAGGTAATACTATTGCTCCATTTGGGCCATTTAATGAAACCTGGTCATTTCCTGAGGCAACTTGTAATGTAACAGTATGGTCAAATGGTACAAAAACTACACAAACAATAGATGGGTATTGGGCAGGTAAAATAGAAAATATTTTTATAAGTACGGATTTTTTAATAGAAGCATCAAAAGGAACAAAAAGTGTTACTGATTTTATACAAAAAATAATTGATGAATTAAATATAGCAGGAGCAGGTTTGTATAATCTAAGTTTACGAAGTGATTATACTGATGGGAATGGTAAAATGTGTTTTTCAATTATAGATTTAAATTTTTCATCAGATAACACACCGACTCTACCTACAATAAATTTGTTCCCAACAAATACAAATACAAGAATTACTAATGTAGATTTAAATGTAGATTTACCAAAAGAAATTATAGGACAAATTTTATTAGGTGATGATGCAAATGAAATGAAAAATGTAGGTATCCAAATGTTTAAAGGAGAACCAATTGATAATGTTTTATTATTTGCAGATAAAAAAAGTACAGGAACTACCGATGTAGTTACAAGTTTACCTGCCGGTGGTTCTTGGCCAGCACAAGCGATGGCTTTTTTAGGGGCTATTTGGGATAGATTAAAAGTTGCATTAAATACACCCGGACAATATAGAGAAAAATTTATTAATGACACGGTAAATGGAAAAAAATGGTTTGGTGCGGGACCTGATGCTGTGCATTTTGGTGTATTTAAAGATGTAAGTACATTACAAACATATTATAAAAAAATGGGTAACACCAAAATCCTAAGAAATGCATTAGTTCCTATTACATTAAAAATAACTGTTGCTGGTGTTGCCGGTGTTACGTTAGGAAGTGCAATAAATTTTAATCCATCACCTGTACCATGGTTATCAAATGGATATTGGCAAGTAACAAATGTAGAACACACTGTCCAAGAAGGAAAATGGGAAACTATAATTGAATTTAAATTTAGAGTAGGAAATTAATATGGATGCTATTGTAAAAAATTATATGGAGTTAAATTCAAATTCTCAAAATAGAAATATAAAAGCATTTGAACCAAATCCTAATATACAAGATTATAATAATCAATATATTTTTAGATATTTTATTCGCAAAAGAAATGAACCAAATGGTATTATATATGAAGTAAGTAAAGATAATTTTGATGATTATAAAAATGATTCTTTATATTTTGGAGTAAAAATAAAATGGAAAATTTGGGGTGATAAAAAAGAAACGGAAGAACTTAATATAAAATCTGTTGCTTTTGGAAAAAAGACATTATCAAATTTAGATTCTTATATTCAAAATTATGTAAAATATTGGAAGGGATGATAAAAATCATTTGAATATTTGGATAATAAAATATATTTGTATATATTTATATTAAATAAAACAATTAAGTTATATGAGCAAATTTAAACATCTTACCACAGAAGAAATCCAGCAAATGACATTTGATTGGAGATATAGAGGATGGACTACATTAGAACTTCTTACCGAAGAAGAAGTAGATGAAATTAACGAAGAATTAGAAAAATTAAGACAGGAAAGAATTGGAACAACATCACCGGAAGGAAAGGCTTGGGGTGATTGGGATCCATTTGCATATCCACATAAACTTTCAGATAAATTAGAAAAGTTATTTTGCCATCCAAAAATATTGGAAGCATGTGAATTTTTGATGGAAGGACATGTAGTAGGAATGCAAAGCTGGGTATACTTTAAGCCACCAGGACAATTAGGTAGAGATCAACACCAAAACGCATTCTACACAGGTTGTGGACATAACGAAATTATCAACACAACTATTGCATTGGATAATCACGATCCTGAAAATGGTTCGGTATGGGTTTATGAAGGTTCACATAGATTACCTGTTTTACCAATTGAAGTTGATGAAGAAAGAGCAAAAACAAATCCAACATTTTGGAGAAACGAAAGAGGTAAACCTTGTGTGATGCCAGAAGGACATGATTTTAGAAAAATACCTGGATATATTAGAAAAGGACAAGTTGTTTTATTACACTCGCATAATATACATGGTTCGGAAGCAAATACATCAAATAGATTCCGTAGAAGTTTCTTAGGTGGGTATTTAAAAGAAGGTGCAAATTTTAACAAAGGTTCACATATGAAAAGAGAACCAATTGATTTACACGCATTGGTTAAAAAACATTGGCGAGCAAATGATGAAATCAACTATGGTGGTTTCTAATAATGAAGGGAGTTTAAATACTCCCTTTTTTATTTTATTTTGTAACAAAAATTTATTATATTTGTTACATGATTTTTATTGAAAATAAATTTGATTTTTTACAATTTTTGGATGAGTACCAAAAACACACTAATAAAATCTATGTCCGATTATCAGATGATGATAAACATGTAATGAATAATCGTATATCCTTTGTCTATATACAAACACCATTTGATGAATTTATAATTAATGTAAATAATGGTGATGGTTTGGGTATTAAAAAAGAAGCTTTACAAAAATTATTAGATACACAAAAAGTTCAATTGGTTTTTAACTACAAAGCAATATCACAAATACTTCAATTTAAAAAGGCATTAGATATTGATATGATGAAATTTATTGAATATGGATATAGTGATATTGAATTTGATTCAAATAGAAATTTGCAATTTTATAAATCAAAATTTAAAAATGAATTAAATTTGAATGATAGTATTCCTATAATGAAACAAATAGAATTAATACAAAATTATTCAAAAAAATTTCCTATAAAATTTGATGTTCACAAACTATTATATCCATTAGATTCGGTGAGAGCATTTAGTTATATTGAACAAAGTGGACTAAAAATAGATTCAAATTATAATTTAATGTTTAATACGAAAAATCTTACGAAGGATAATTTTGTTTTTACTGAATATAATTTAATGACATCTACACTAAGACCATCAAATAGACATGGTAATGTAAATTTTGCAGCACTTAAAAAAGATAACGGAGAAAGAAAATCTATTATTAGTAGATTTGAAGATGGAGAATTAATTAGTTGTGATTTTGAATCATATCACCCAAGATTATTGATGGATTTAATTTATAAAGGTTATTTAAATTCATCTACACAAACAAAAGATTATCAATGGATTACAGATTTCTATGCATATAAAAATGATTTCTATACATGGATTGGAAAACAAATGGGATTGAGTGATAGAGATGAAATTAAAACTGCAGTATTCCGTAATCTATATGGTGGTATATCGAAAGATTTATTGCACATTCCATATTTTAAAGAAATACAGGTTCTTACTGAAGTTCATTATGAAAAATTACAAAAAGATGGAGCAATTCATACTTACGAATATAAAGTTAGAATTGATAAAGAAAGATTAGAACCTATAACTCCTGCAAAAGTATTAAATTATTTGATACAATCATATGAAACTGAGCGAAATATTACAATAATAAATAAAATAAAAGATAAATTAGAAGGAAAACAATCTAAACTTATATTATATACTTACGATGCGTTTGTATTTGATGTTTGTAAAGACGAAAAACAATATTTATATACTGAAGTATTCCCATTAATGGTGGGAGCAAATCAAAGATATCCAATAAAAATAACCGTTGGCAAGAATTATGATGAACTTTAATTTGGAAAATTTAGATGAAGTAATAGAAGATGTATTAATAGAATTCTGTGAAACATTTCCAATACCCGATTTTACTAAAGAAGAACAATTAAACCATTTACGTTCAGTATTAGAACAAATGGGTTATGATGTATTTGCATCAAACGAAATATTTGAAGCTATTAGTTTAGCACCTCAAAAATTTACATTAGAAGCACCTCAAAAGAAAAGTGATGTTGACCCAAAATTGGCAGCAATATTAAAAAAGAAAGTATTAAATAAAGATACAGGTAGACAAGTAACTGTTGCATCGGCTTTAAATTATAAAGATCAAAAAGGAACAGGTGCAAGAGCAGCATACCATCAAGCATTGGGTATGTTAAAACAAAGTGGTTATGGTGAAAAAGATATTGATATGGTAGATGATCCTAATCCAGAAGAACCTCAATATTATGCTAAACCAAAAGCACAAGAACCAACACCTGTATCTAAAACAACTCCACAACAAAAATCAACAAAAAGTGGCGGACCTGTTATTGATGATCCTAAAATAGCAAATGCAGCAATAAAAGTTGCAAATAAAGGATTAGCACAAGTAATAAAAGCAGGTGGTATTCCAGCAAAAGATGGTCCGGGTATAATTACAGTTTTAAGTAAAGCCTTAAATGGACAACCTTTAAATGCAAAAGAAAAAGAAGTAGCAGGAAAATATTTGAGAGTTAAAGATAATCCAAAGGATGCAGCATTTTATGTTGTATATCCTCCTGGAAAAGAATCTAAACATTTAAAAATAAAAGTTGGTAATAAAAATTTAGATAAATTAGTTCAATACGGAAATCAAAATATTCCAGCATCACAACCAAAACCACAAGGAAACATAAAAGCAGTTTCACCTATTCCTGGTAAAGGTATGACGGCAATGAGTATTAATCCACAAAATACTACAACTGAAATTAAGCATGATAAAAATTCATTTCAATTTGGTGATGGAAGTAAAATAGAAAAAGTAAATCTACCTAAAAGAGATGATTTAATAAAATCATTTATTAAAAATCAAAAAATGAGCAATGAAGAAGCTCAAAGACAAGCAGATAAACTTATAATAGCAGCAGAGCAAAACAATGCTGTTGTAGATTATTATGGTAGAGTTGCTAATAAAATTCAAATGATTAATTGGGGGGCAGAACCAACGAGTGATGAAGGAAGAAAAACAATCTTAACTAATGTAAGAGATAGAAGTATTAAAAAGTTTGAATATTTTTTTAGAAAAGCAAACAATGGTCAATTAACACCTGACCAAAAAAAGATATTAGATTATTACAAAAATTTAAAATCACCTTACGAAAATCCAAATTGGAATAAACTTACACCACAACAAAAATATGCAGCAAGAGCAGAATATACAAAAGGTGTAGAACAATTAATGCAAATGATGGTACAAAATCCATCATTTAGAGCATCTGTTCCTGATTTTGTAGAGGTATTAAGATATTCTATTTATTTAGGACAAGGATATGAAGCGTATTTACCAGCAGATAGTACATTCCCAATATCAGATATTATAGTATTTGCACCTAGAGATGTTTTACAATTTAATTCAAAAGGAAAAGATTTAGCAGAACAAATTACCGGTAAATATTCTAATATTATTGAAAGTTTAGTATTTACAGGTGGAGTTTCAGAAAAATTTTTAGAAGGTGGTGCAAGTAGTGGTATTGAAAGAGTAATGCAATCTGAATTTTTTGGTGGAAAAAATGGTACATTTAAAACTAAAGAAAGAACGTTAGAGATGATGAAGATGTACGATTATTCTTTTAGACAAAAAGATAGATTTGAAAAACAAAATCCTAGATTAGAAGGATTTGATAAAGATTATAAAGCAGCTCGTAAGGCAGGTAAATCAGAAGAAGAAGCAACTGCATATGCAAAAAAAGAAGCAACAAAAAGATGGCAAAAATTATCTAAGGATGAACAAAAAGCTAAATTAGCAAAGTTTGAAGAAATGGTTACCCATCAGAGTGTAGCATCTGATAAAGAATTAAAACAAAAACAATCTGAAATTGATAAATATATTGATGACGCTGTAAAATCTGGTATTATATCTAAACAACAAGCCGAAGAAATTAGAGCAGAAGGGGAAAAACAAGAAAAAGCAATATCGGCTAAAGTTGATAGTAAAGGTGCGGGAAAGTGTTTATCTAAAGAAGAAAAAGTAAGATATAAAAAACAATTAGGTCTTTGGTGCAGAATGGGTGCAGCAGTAGAAATGATTTATAATAATGATCTTAAATTTACATTGTTTAAAAATAGTAGAGAATTGTTTGATACAAAAGGAAATTTTAAACAAAACCAATTGTTAAACGGAGTTGACCCTAAATGTGGAATGAACTGGAGTTTTGATCCTGGTACATTCGCATCGGCAAATGTTCAAGGAGGACCTAAGGGATGTACTTCTATAACAATGAATAATCCAAATTCATCACATATAATCCCAATAGGAAATAAATAATGAAGACACAGTTACTTTGCACATTCAGTACAAAGACTGATGTAGAGCAACATATAGAATTGATAAAGAATAACTATACATTAGCGTATAATTACATTTATGTCTTACAAAATAAAAATATTCCAAATGAATTATTTGTTACCTATAATGTAGTAGTGGAAAACGAACAACCAAATTTAGAAATGAAAACTATTTTGGTTCATAGAAAAAAACATAGTAATACTTTATATACAATCAATGCATTGAACAATGTTATTATGGAAGCAACTGGTGGACAATTAGATAACAAATATGAAGTAGATTGGGAAAAATATAGAAATTGTATATTGGTTACAAATACAGAAGGTGTTAAAAAAATATACACAAGAGTATTTGATGTTATAGAATTAAATTAAAAGTTATGATATATTGGTTTACAGGACAACCTGCAGCCGGAAAGACAACATTAGCAACGTGGCTAGCAGCATCATTTCCAACGCAAAAAGTTACAATAGTGGATGGGGATGATATTAGAGAAATTTTTGATAACAAAGATTATTCAGAAGTAGGTAGAAGAAAGAATATAGACCTTGCACAAAAGATAGCACAGTTTCTACATAAAAAAGGTGAAATAGCAATTGTATCATTGGTATCACCGTATAGAGATCAAAGAGAAGAATTTAAACAAAAGATGGGAAAAGATTTAGTAGAACTATATGTTCATTGTTTTACCGATAGAGGTAGAACACATTTTCACGTTCCAAACTATGAACCACCTTTAGAAAACTTTATTGATGTAGATACTACAAACGATAAAGAATTTGAATCTATACAAAAAATCAGAGAAAAATTAGGTTTATAATAAAAAATTAATTAAATTAGGATTATGAAAAAATACGCATTATTTATCGGAAGATGGCAAACATGGCACGCAGGTCATGAGTGGTTAATTAGACAACAATTAGACAAAGGAAAGAACGTTTGGGTAGCAATTAGAGATGTGCAAGTAGATGAAAACAATCCAAAAACAGCACAACAAGTTTTAAAAGAATTACAAAACGAACCATTCTTTACCGATAATTGGGATAAAATTATGATATCAATTATTCCGGATATTGAAAGTGTAAATTATGGAAGAGGAGTAGGTTATGATGTTATCCATCACGCTCCTCCTGCTGATGTTGAATTGATTAGTGGTACAAAAATAAGGAAAGGATATATGGATTCAAATGGAGATATAGTAGAATATGCCGTTGATTAAGAGACATATAGCAAAATCCATATCCTATCGTATTGTAAGTACCGCCATTGGATTCTTATTAATGTGGTTAATAAGTGGTTCAATTAAAGTAGGTGCCGCGTTTGGGGTAGCAGAATTAGTTTACAAACCTATTCAGTATTATATACATGAAAGAGTTTGGTACAAATGGATTAAGTACGGATTAAAAAAAGATAAAAAATAACTTATGTTTGGCAATAGAATACCAACTCCACCATTAGGAGAGTGGCAAACAAAAAACAAAACAAAACAAATAGTAATGCCGGCAAAACCAAAAATTAGTAAAGACCAATTATTTCCAGAAGCAGTTCAAAGAGCAAAAGATATAGTAGAAAATTCTAATATAAAGGAGATGGTAAACGGACCTGCACATTATGGTGGTGTGGATAATCCATATGAAGTAATTAAAGTATGTGAAGCATGGGAATTGGATAAAGATGCTTATTTATTTAATGTGGTAAAATATGTTGCAAGAGCAGGAAAAAAAGATCCACAAAAAGAATTAGAAGATTTAAAGAAAGCATTATTCTATTTAGATAGAAAAATTAAAAATTTACAAAAATGAATTTAGTTAAAGTGTTACAATCATTCATCCTTTTTATGTTGGGTGGATTTGGTCATTGGTATATTATGTATTGGCAATTCAAAATGCCAAATTGGATAAAAACACCATATCCTTATATCATAGCAGTGGTTTGTACATGGTTATGGATTAAAGCATCGGAATATGGTGTAGCGGGGTTTAATGGTAGTATGTGGAGCAATAGATTTTTATTCTTTGTAACCGGTGTATTTGTAGGAATGATACTATATCCATATCATTATCACCAACCATTTACCCTAAAGGTATTCGTACAAGCCTTACTGGCATTGAGTATTATAGGGGTTTCAATTTTATGGAAATAAATTTGGAAGTTTCAAAAAATAGTCGTATATTTGACATATAAGTTTTGAGGTTTTTGATATTTATACGTGAGATTAAATCCGGAATAATCTTAAACTTTAAAACAAATTTTTAAACATTTAAAACTTAAACAGCATGAACATTAATGCAATTAAGCAACGTCTTAATTCGTTGCAAAACACATCCAAAAAGACAGATTCATTGTGGAAACCAAAACCTGGAAAGTACATAGTTAGAATCGTTCCTTACAAGTTCAACAAAGAAAATCCTTTCATTGAACTTTTATTTCACTACAACATTAACAACAAAACTTATTTGAGTCCTGCATCTTTTGGCAGACCTGACCCAATTGTTGAGTTTGCAGAAAAACTTAAGAAATTAGGTGATACTGAAAACTGGAAAGCGGGTAAGAAAATGGAGCCAAAGTTGAGAACATTTGCACCAATCGTAGTTAGAGGTCAAGAAAACGAAGGTGTAAAATTTTGGGGATTTGGTAAGACTGTGTATCAAGAAATTTTAGCAATTATTGCAGACCCTGATTACGGTGATATTACAGATGAAACAAATGGTAGAGATGTTGTTATTGAAATTGTAGAGGAAGCAGGTAAAACATATCCTGAAACTCGAATCAGAGTAAAACCAAATGTTTCTGTTTTACATGAAAATTCACAAATTGCAGCAAAATTGTTAGATGAACAAACAAACATTACTGACATTTATTCGGAGTTATCTTATCCTGAATTAAAGACAGTATTAGAAAATTGGTTAAATCCAACAGCAGGTACACCTGATGATGAAGATGAAACTCCATCAGTAACACAACAAACATTAGCACCACAACCAAAGAAGGTTGAAGAAGAATTGGGAGCAAAAGAAATTCCTGGAGTAGGTATTGGTTCTTTACCAAATGATTTACCTTGGGATGATGAAGCACCTAAAGCACAAGGTAAAGTTGATGTAGCAGCGGCATTTGATGATTTATTTAATTCTTAATTTAAGTTATGGCGAAAATAGATTTAGCACAAGAAATCGCCGAAAGTCTAAATAAAAAGTGGAAAGACCAAAAAGTGGCTTTCTTCTTAGATGATGATTCTGATGGAGCCCCAACCAACGTTCCAGGTTGGGTTTCCACCGGAACAGCAATGTTAGACGTGGCAGTATCTAATAGACCTTATGGGGGTATTCCCGTAGGTAGAATAACCGAAATCACAGGTTTGGAACAAAGTGGTAAATCTTTATTATCAGCACATTTATTAGCAGAAACTCAAAAGCAAGGTGGTATAGCAGTATTGATTGATACTGAAACTGCAGTGAGTAGAGAATTCTTTGATGCAATTGGAGTAGATGTATCTAAACTATTGTATGTAAACGTAGACACAGTAGAGGATATTTTTGAAACAATTGATACAATCATTGAAAAAGTTCGTAAAGGTGATAAAGACAAATTAGTTACTATCGTAGTTGACTCAGTAGCAGCGGCATCAACTAAAAAAGAGATGGATGCTGATTATGAAAAGGATGGTTATGCAACTGATAAAGCAATCATCATTTCAAAAGCAATGAGAAAGATTACTAATGTAATTGGTAGACAAAGAATTGCTGTAATCTTTACAAATCAATTAAGACAAAAGTTGGGTGTAATGTTTGGTGACCCTTGGACTACATCTGGTGGTAAAGCATTAGCATTCCACGCATCGGTTCGTATTCGTTTAAAGAATATGGGACAATTAAAAATCGGTGATAGAATTGTTGGTATAAAGGTAAGAGCACAAGTTATTAAAAACCGATTAGGACCACCATTACGTTCAGCAGATTTTGATATCTTCTTTGAAAGAGGTATTGATAACTACGGTGGTTGGTTAAAAGTTATGAAAGATAATAAGTTAGTAAAGCAAGGTGGTGCATGGTATGAATATATCGACACTGATAGTGGTGAAGTTATCAAATTTCAATCAAAAGATTTTATTAACTTAATGGAAACTAAAGATGATGTAAGAGAACAAATTTATAAAAAGATTTGTGAAACAACAATCTTACAATACAAAAAATCAACTATGGATTTAGACGCAGTTACAACAGATGACGGCGGAGAAATTGATACAGATGAAATAGAAACCGAATAAAGGTTATGAACGAAACATACAAAAGGTTACTGAAAGAAGTAGAAAAAGACCATCAGCAATTAGGAAAAGAAAAAGTATTAATAGTTGATGGTCTTAATACTTTTATTAGGAGTTGGACAGTTAATCCTACAATGGATGATAACGGAGATCATATTGGAGGCATAGTGGGTTTCTTAAAAGGAATTGGTTATGCAATTAGAGAGTATGATGCGACGAGATGTATTGTAGTATTTGATGGTAAGGGTGGCTCAAAATCTAGAAAAAATTTATACTCAGGTTATAAAGAGAACAGGGGTAATAATCGTTTTAGAGTGAATAGAGCATACGCAGATTTAATGAACCCGGAAGAAGAAGGTGAATCTATGAAAAGACAAATGATAGGTTTATTTGAACTTTTAGAATATTTACCAGTAGAAGTAATGTTATATGATGGAATTGAGGCAGATGATGTTATGGGTTATATTGCTTCACAATTATTAAGAGAGGATGAAAGTGCGGTACTGATGAGTGCCGATAAAGACTTTCTACAATTAGTAAATGAAAGAGTTAAAGTATATTCACCAACAAAGAAAAAATTATACGATACTGACCTTGTTTTGGCAGAGTATGGTGTTCATCCTACAAACTTTATGGTTTATCGCACTCTTGATGGTGATAAGTCCGATAATATTGATGGTATTAATGGGTGTGGTCTTAAAACTATTATTAAGAGATTTCCTGAGGTGGCAGAAGAAAAGGAAATTACGATAGATACATTATTTGAATTGTGTGAAAAACGTAAGGATGATAATAAGATTTACAAAACAATTTTAGATAGTAAAAATATAGTTGAAAGAAACTATCAACTAATGCAATTATATGATCCACATATTCCTACAAATAAAAAATTAACAATTAACCAAAAATATTTGGATAATTCAGAAAAATTAGATAAATTAGGTTTCATAAAAAAGGCAATGGGAATGAAAGTTATTAATTCATTTGGTGATGTTAATAGTTGGATTCAATCTACATTTGCAAAATTACATAAATAAAAAAATACATGGAGGTCAAACTATGAAGTGTTTAAAAAGTACAAAAACAGGTAACATTATTAGAGTAAGTGATAAGGAAGCCTATAACGCAACAAGTGAATGGAAATTTATTCCTAAATCGGAGTGGAAAGAATTTAAAAATCCTAAGAAAGAAACAAAAGAAAAAGATAATAAATAATGCAAGCAGTAGACACATTAGAAAAATTTGGACAATCGTACCAATCTAAAGTAATCGCTGCATTATTAAATGATTTACCTTTTCTTAATCAGGTTTCAGAAATCACAAATAAAGATTATTTTGAAACCGAACAAGATAGATGGATTGTAGAGGAAATTTTATCTTATCAGAACAAACAATTTGCCGCACCTACATTAGATGTCTTTAAAGTAAGATTATCTACATTAGGGTCTGATACACAGAAAAAACAAATCGTAGAAAGATTAAAACAGGTCTATGATGTTTTTGGTGCAGAAGATATGGATTTTGTTAAAAAAGAATACATTAAGTTTTCTAAATTTCAAAAACTTAAATCTGCAATCTTTCAATCCGTAGAATTAATTAAATCAGAAAAGAGCTGGGATGAAATCGGAGTTGTTGTTCAAAACGCATTAAAAGCGGGATTGGAAAATAACTTAGGACATGATTATTTCAAAGATATTGCAGCTCGTATGGAAGTAACAAAGAGAAATTGTGTTCCTACTGGTTGGAAAGTTATCAATGAATTAATGGATGGTGGATTAGGGCCAGGTGAATTAGGTGTTGTAGTAGCACCTAGTGGTGTAGGTAAAACTTGGGTGTTGTGTAAATTAGCCGCAGATGCAGTTAAAGCAGGATTCAATGTAATGCATTATACATTAGAATTATCAGAAATTTATGCAGGTACAAGATACGATACTATATTGACTGGAATCCCATCAAACGAATTAAAGGATAGAAAAGAAGAAGTTGTTAGAAAGTTAGAAGGACATAAAGCAGAATTGATGGTAAAATATTATCCACCAAGAGGAGCAAGTGTTAAAACTATCAAAGCACACTTAGAAAAATGTAGAGGATTTGGATTTAAACCCGATTTAATTATTATAGATTATGCGGATTTGTTAAAGCCAGTTAGTAAAAGAGATGGTTTGTATGCAGAATTAGGTGGTGTATATGAAGAAATCAGAGGATTGAGTGGTGAATTAGGAATACCTGTTTGGACAGCATCACAAACTAATAGAGGTGCAATTGATTCAGAAGTAATTCAAGCAGATTCTATCGCAGATTCTTATGCAAAAGTAATGACAGCAGATTTTATTGTGAGTGTAAGTAGAAAGGCAAAAGATAAACTAAACAACACAGCTCGATTCCATGTTATGAAAAACAGATTTGGTGCAGATGGTTTAACATTTCCTGCAAAGATGGATACTATGGTAGGACAGATAGATGTATTTGAAGCACAATCCGCAGATGGTATCATAGCACAAAAAGAAGCGGCTAATGGCAATACTTTAGAAAAAAAATTATTACACAAAAAATACATAGAAAATATGGGTTAATAAGTATAATGAAGTGTGGAAAAAAATATGTAAAAAAGTAGGTTTTTTTTAATAAAAACTTGACTCTATATATGAATATACTCATAATTATAAGTCTATTTTACACTTTTCCGGAAAAAAGTTTTATTTATTAATCAAAAATTATTACAAAAAAATGGACATTTCACAAAGGATTTTATCAGACATTACGGTGTACATGAAGTACGCAAAATTTAGACCAGAATTAAACAGAAGAGAAACATGGGAAGAACTGGTGACGAGAAATATGGATATGCATATTAAAAAATATCCAAAATTAGAAGAAGAAATTAGAGAGAATTACAAGTTTGTTTATGATAAAAAAGTTTTACCTTCAATGCGTTCAATGCAATTCGCAGGTAAACCAATTGAAATTTCACCAAACAGAATTTACAATTGTGCATTTGCACCAGCAGATGATTGGAGAGTATTTTCAGAAATTATGTTTTTATTATTAGGTGGAACTGGTGTAGGATATTCAGTACAAAAACATCATGTTGAACAATTACCTGAAATTAGAAAACCAAATGTAGATAAAACAAGAAGATTCCTTATCGGTGATTCTATTGAAGGATGGGCAGATTCGATTTCAGTATTGATGAAAGCATACTTCTTTGGTGGAAGTAAACCAGTATTTGATTTCAGAGATATTCGTCCTAAAGGTGCAAGATTAATTACATCAGGTGGTAAAGCACCAGGACCTCAACCATTAAAAGAATGTTTGATTAAGATTGAAGGTATTTTGGATTCAAAAAATGATAGCGATAAATTAAAACCAATTGAAGTTCATGACATTATTTGTCACATCGCCGATGCAGTATTAGCAGGTGGTATTAGAAGAGCAGCATTAATATCATTATTTTCCGCAACTGATGAAGAAATGATTAGTTGTAAGAGTGGTGCTTGGTGGGAAACAAATCCACAAAGAGGTAGAGCAAATAACTCTGCGGTATTAATGAGACATAAAATTACAAAGGAATATTTTTTAGACCTTTGGAAAAGAATCGAAGCAAGTGGAGCGGGTGAACCTGGTATCTACTTATCAAACGATAAAGATTGGGGAACTAATCCTTGTTGTGAAATTGCATTAAGACCTTTCCAATTCTGTAACTTATGTGAAGTGAATGTAAGTGATGTAGTAGACCAGGATGACTTGAATTCAAGAGTAAAAGCAGCATCATTCATCGGAACATTGCAAGCGGGTTATACTGATTTCCATTATTTAAGACCAATTTGGCAAAGAACAACTGAAAAGGATGCATTGATTGGTGTTAGTATGACGGGTATTGGTAGTGGTGCAGTATTGAAATTGGATATGAAAGAAGCAGCAAAAGCGGTTAAAGAAGAAAATAAAAGAGTAGCAGGAATATTAAATATAAATGTTTCAGCAAGAACAACGACTGTGAAACCCGCAGGAACTACATCATTAACATTAGGAACAAGTAGTGGTATTCACGCTTGGCATAATGATTACTACATTCGTAGAGTAAGAGTAGGTAAGAACGAAAGTATTTATACACATCTTTTGTTAAATCATCCGGAGCTGGTAGAAGATGAATACTTTAGACCACATGATACTGCGGTTATTGGTATTCCACAAAAAGCACCAGCAGGATCAATCTTCCGTACTGAATCACCTATTCAATTATTAGAAAGAGTTAAGAAAGTTCATCAAGAATGGATTAAACCAGGACACAGAACAGGTAATAACTCCCACAATGTATCAGCAACAGTTTCAATTAGAGAGCATGAGTGGGATGCAGTTGGTGAATGGATGTGGGAAAATAAAGATGCATATAATGGACTTTCGGTATTACCTTATGATGGTGGTACTTACATCCAAGCTCCATTTGAAGATTGTACAAAAGAGAAATATGAAGAATTAATGAAAACTTTACATGAAATTGATTTGAGTAAAGTAATAGAATTAGAAGATAATACAGATTTAAGTGGTGAATTAGCGTGTGCAGGGGGTGCATGTGAAATTAAATAGAGATGATGAATCGTTATATTATTTGGAAAATGGTAAAGTGGTGTTCACTCCTAAGTATCACCTTGAGCGAGGTTATTGCTGTGGTAGTAAGTGCCGCCATTGTCCATATGAGCCAAAATATATAAAAGGAAATAAAAACATAAAACAAAAAGAAAATGGTAACAGTAAAAAAATTTAGTGCAGAATGGTGTGGTCCATGTAGGGCATTAGCACCGGTAATTACAGAAATTAAACAAGGATTTAGTGCAAATTCAAATGTAAAATTTGAAGAATATGATGTTGATACGGAAGTAGATGAAGTAGTAAAATATGGTATTCGTTCCGTTCCAACAATTGTATTAGTTAAAGATGGTGTTGAAGTAAACCGTTTTACTGGATTAAGTTCTAAGATAGCATATATAAATGCTATAAATGAATCCTTATAATAATTGGATTTATAAAAAAAGTTTTGTAAATTAGAGTTATGTATTTAGAATATTTTAATCAATTTAAGAACATGTCTCCATATCTGTATATTAATGCAGAACAATGGACATATATTAAAGAAACATTTAGTAAAGAAGATGTACAAGAATCCTTAGCTAAAATTGCTATGGACTATCCACTTCCATATGCAGAAATTACAGAAGAAGATGCACGTAAAGAATATCTAGCATTAAAGGGTATTCGTTGGCAAGAATTAGTTAGAGATGATGAGTGGTTTATTCGTAAAGCGGGTGATAGTAGATTTGGTTTAGGATATGGTGGTAAACAATTATACTTCCGTAGAATTAATAATGGTAATGAAGCATCGAATTATTTTCAACAGGCGAATAGATGGGGTGTAGATGGGACAGTTTCACCTGGTCCAAAAAGAACTTGGGAAACATATGATTTTATGTACACTTTAATGGGTGCAATGTACACTTTAAAGTTTGACGAAATAGATAAACCGGCATTGAGAGTTGCACTTTCACTTAGAAAATATATTTGTTCTCAGTTTAAACCAAATGTAGCAAAGGCATTGTACGATATGTTTAAAGCAGAAACCGTATTGGATTTTGCGGCAGGTTGGGGTGATAGATTGTGTGGGTTTTATGCTAGTGAATATGGAAAACATTATGTAGGTATTGACCCACGCAAAGAAAATCATCCTATTTATAGACAACAAGCAGAGTTCTATGAAAAGAATAATGGATTCTTTGAGGTGGAAAAAAAAGCTACTTTTGTGGAGAGTCCAGCTGAAGATTTTGACTATGCTGGATACGATAATTATTTCGATATCGCTTTTACTTCTCCTCCTTATTTTAGTGTTGAAAGGTATTCATATGATGATACTCAAAGTTGGGTTAGATATAAAACAATTGATGCGTGGAATGAGCAATTTCTTCACAAAGCATTGGGAAAGATTTGGAAAACCCTAAAAAAAGGTGGTGTGTTGATTGTAAATATTGCAGATGTATATGCAGCATCAAAAGGAAGTGATAAAGGTTATAGAGCAATCACTACTCCAATGAATGAATTTTTGGAGCAACAAGAGGGTGCAGAATACTTAGGATGTATTGGTATGGAAATGGCCAAAAGACCAGGTTCAGCAGGAGCAGGAGCAATTATAGAGGGTGATGAGGATAGATACACCGAAGAAGCATTAGAGAAAGCAAGGGAAGCAGGTGATAAAACTTTTTGTGAACCAATGTGGGTATGGAAAAAAAATTAAAAGTATTATATACAAACGGTGATTCAGTTAGTTGGGGGTCAGAATTAAAAGACAGAACTAATCGTTTCTCTACATTATTAGCCAAAGAAAAAGGTTTGATAGATTTCAATGTAGCTAGTAGTGGTATATCAAATGATAGAATTTATAGAAATACATTAAGAGATTTATGTAAATTTATTAATGGTGAACCAATTTATAATGAAGAATTGGGTTATGTTAAAGTAGATGAAATATTTGTTTTAATATCTTTTACAGCACCCACTAGATTTGATTATTTTGATGGTGATGTATTTGTAAACGAAAGATTATGGACACATAAAGATAAATGGGGTAAGATAGATGAACATCATTTAACAGATAGTAAATATGTAATTCATCAAACTCATCTAACTCCTTCATTACTAAGGGTTTTTCATCAAATAATTTCCCTTAAATCATTTTGTGAAGCAAATAAAATACCTTATCTTTGTATAAATGCATTCTTCAATTACGATGAAGATGAAATTTTTACCCTAAATAAAGATATCAATACTGAAAAAGTAGCTAAGCAATTTGATGATACGGAAGATTACTTTGGATTGGTAGATTTATGGAAACAAATTCCACAATCTTTTAAAGATATTAACTTAACAAAATATCTAAAAGGATTTAAAGATGATAGTATGTTTGAAGAAAGAGGACATCCATCACCAAAAGGACATAAAGAACTAACAAAATTATTATTACCATATGTTACAGGAAACCAAATATAATTATTATTCATCGGGGCATGGTGGTGAATTCCCATCTGAAAAATATGCAAGTGAAAAAACAGGTAAAACAATAAATCAAGTTTATTTTGGTTCTAATATTGTGTTATCTAATAATATAGTTGAATATCTTAAAGAGAATGGATTCCAATTAATAAATGAAAAAAGAAATTATACAGACCCAACATCATATTCAACAACTGCGGTTTACGAAAAATTTATTAAAGAAACAAATGATTGTATTTTGTTTGGTATATCTAATAGATTAGATGAAAGTGGATTATATGATGAAGAAACTATGATTGCAAAAGCAGGTAAAAATCCTAAAAACAGACAATATAAAGGGTGGGTTCAAACAACAACTGATGTATCATATGTATTTAATACACTACCAAATATAAAAAAGTTTTTGAAAAAAGATATGAAAGGAAAAATCCATCTTTTAAAATCAACATCATATGGATTTGAAACTGAAGCATTTGATTTGAAAAAACCAATTATTAAAGAACTGGATTTAAACTACGGTAGTGGTTTTAATGAGATACATAAAAATATTGTTAATACTATTAATGGTAAAAACAATAATAATGCAAAATTAGTATTATTACATGGTGATCCAGGTACAGGAAAAACAACTTACATTAAATATTTGGCACATGAATTAGGAAAGAAAGTTTTATTCTTACCACCTTTTATGGCAGAGAGTATTGTGAGTCCAGATTTTGTTCCTTTCTTAATGGAAAATAAAGATTGTGTTTTGATTATTGAAGATGCTGAAAAGGTAATTGGTGATAGACAAATGAGTGGTAGCTCAGTAGGCGTATCTAACTTATTAAATTTAAGTGATGGTATATTAGGTGATATATTAAATTTACATATAATTGCCACTTTTAATATGAGTAAAGAGAAAATTGATAAAGCATTATTGAGAAAAGGTAGATTAATATCAGAACATAAATTTGGACCTTTAAGTATAGAAGATACAAATAAATTATTAAAAGAAGTTGGTAAGGATTTTGTAGCAGATAAAGGAATGACATTAGCTGAAATTTATAATGTTGATAAACAACAAGATAAGACAGTAGAAGAAAGACAGACAATAGGTTTTAGAACTTATTAATATTTATTATATTGGGGATGCTATGGAATTGATTGCAATGTAAATAGTAGTACCACACGTAGAGATATGTACTATAACTCTTTAAACTATGTACAAAACAATAAATGACGAAATGTCAACAATGACTTACGATGACCTTATGGCATTCGTAGGTATGGATTACGCAGTAGCTGCCTAATCCCTCCCGTACACATCATGGGACTTTAAATAGAATGTGCAATCGGACTACTTCTCGCTGAGTCTTTAAATAAGAGTGGGTGACATAATGATAATGTATGTATAAA